GCAGGGTCTGCATATGCCATCGGCAGTGGGAGGCGTGACACTGTCATGCGGCCTCCTTGCGCTTTGACGCGGTCTGGCGGTGCAGCTTCACAAGATTCAATGCGATCTCGGCAGCGCTTGGCACGCCGCCCGACTCCCAACGGGAGATCAGAGACTGCGAAGCGTTCACCTTGGACGCTATTTCCTCTTGCGATTGATGGATGCGCAGATCATGGATGAGCTTCTGAATCTTTTTCATGCAGTCATTATGCACATATGCATGGGTTAAGCAAGCATTTTTGAATGACTGATATGGAAAATATCTGCATGACTCCAGGACAACTTCTAGAAGCGCTTTTGGCCAAGCGCGGACTAACGTCCAATGGCCTCGCGGCTCAGCTTGGCGGAGGCGGTCTTCAGTCCGCTATGAGCCGTCTCATCGCTGGCAAAATTCCCCGTGCAGAGACCTTGCGGCCTGTTGCCGAATACTTTGGCGTGGACCCTTCTGTCTTCCAAACGGATAAGGCCGCCACAGATTGCGCCATAGAGCTTGGAATCGAACGAGGCTTTGCCGACGCGCCGACTTACGCAGGCATGCCATCACAACAAAAACGAAATATTCCAGTCGTGGGGACGGCAAAGATGGGACATGATGGTTTCTATGAGGAAATCAGCTCCATCGCTGGTGCAGGTGATGGGCAGATTGATTTCTATAGCAATGACAAGCACTCATATGGATTGAAGGTGCGTGGCAATAGCATGGCGCCGGCTATCCGTGATGGCTGGTACGTAATTGTTGAACCAAGCGGCACGCCCAGCGAAGGTGAGTACGTGTTGATCAAGCTCACCAACGGGGCGAAGATGGTCAAGGAGTTCCTATATCGCCGCCCCGACACCATCGAGCTCATGAGTGTGAACGGCGGTGAAAGAATGACGATAGACATGGACGACCTAGATGACATGCAAGCCATCAGCGCCGTCGTGCCGCCCAGCAAATGGAAGCCTGAGTAGGCACTTTCCAGTTCGCTTCAAGTAAAGACCGCCTCAGCAGGCGGTTTTTTTACGCCCCTACATTCATGATTTCATTCGTAATTGCATAAAAACAACTTCAGGCCAAGCACTTTTTTGCCTGGACTCATGCATTACTGCTTGACTATTCCATGCATTACTGCATAATTCACTCATCGCAGCAACGAACGCGAAACGACCAAAGGGGTAGCGATACGGCCCCTGAACCGACTCGATGCAAGAGGAAGGTCTAGCTCCATTGGAGCGCAGCTAGTTGCAGAACGCGATGGGTGTTAAGTGATCGAGCTAACTCCCCTTCTTTAAAAACAGAATGCAGTCAGCAAAGGCATGAAAAAAGCCCCTTTCGGGGCTTGGTTAGAAGCGGTGGGCAATTCCAGCTTGCTTCATGATGGTGTTGGCCATGTGCCTTGATGGCATGTTGAGAGAGACGGTCTGGTTGCGCTGGCCATTGGACCAAATCTCATGGGAGCCGGCGCCTTGTCTAAGTAGCGTGTAGCCATGAGCCTTGAGCACATCCCGCACCAACGGGTAGTACCCATTCATGCATGCACGCAGTTGTTGTCGATCCCCAGGTCAGGCTGAGCATGGATCTTGTGAGTGTTCAGCTCCAAGTCCAGAAGATCGTTAGCGGCCGAGAACGCAGCAGCGCGCAACTCATCCATGTTGTTACCCGACACAACGAGACCATCTATGTCCGGGCTATCAGCCCAAAGAGTTTTGGACTCTTCATCAAAGTGCACCAGAACGCGAAAACGGATTGGAGCCCCGGTTCTAGCGACAGTCTTCCACAAGGGCCAGCCTACACGGTAGCCGTTGAACATGCGCTTACTCCTTTTAATTGGTCTGCAAATATAGCAGATCTCTATTTCGAGTACGAAAGCTCGGGATAGTTGCAGCAACGTGCAGCAACCCTAGAGACATCCTACAGCCTTTGCTGACTGCATTCAACACGGGATGAATAGGCGTATCCGTAGGACGACGCCCTGCCCCTGTGATCTGTCGGCAGAAGCAAAAGACAGCCTAAACGTCGAGAGGCGGAAGCCAGAACCAAAAACTGGCAAGGGATGGCCCAGCTGGGCTAGATCAAAACAAGCATCACTCGCGCCCTGAGCGGTTAATCAGGATAGCTGGTCGATGCCAGCAGTAGCACACGCCCGCAGTAGTGACGCGGGTTGTACATAGCCAAGGACGTGCTGCCGGGCCCTTCGCGAGAGGGGCAAAACCAAAGCTCTGCAGATGAGGGCTTTGGTTTTCAACTGGAGAAGCCTATGAGCCTTTTCAACGACCAGCTGGCCTGGTTCCTCATCTGGTTCGCGATTGGTTTTGTGATCGGCGGAGGCCTTGGATGGCCTTATCGACGCTAGCCGGGCACCTCATCTACCTCTGCGCTTCCACGCGGCATCAGCGACAAGGATTCGGTCTATCGCTTTGGTGAGGGCCAGCAGCGCTGCCAGCCAGAGTTGAAGGCTCACCAACCAAGCGGGCACATCAGGCTTGCCAGGCAGGAACAACGCGCTGGCCACGGCCGCGAGAAAGATCAGGATGAAAGGCCAAGACAAGAAAGCCATATACAGGGTGAATGATCGCCTACGGACAGCGCAACGGATCACTCTTTTAGCCACAGCAGGGGCTTGGAGCGTGGACCTTTTCTTGAAGCCCAGCGCCCCCATTGCTTTGTACCTGAACCTGCTGATTCTGGCTCTGATCATTGCTGCACTCGCACTCCAGGTGGCGTTAATGCGCAAATGGTAGCAGTCACCCCTAACCCCCAAGCGCCCTACTCAGGACGTATTCAATTTATGCGCACAGGCGCGGAAGGATGATGATGGAAGCGAAGCATACGCCCGGGCCTTGGCATGTCGGAGGCTTTGAACAATCAACGATCTATGACCGCTTTGGGCAACGTGTCGCCAATTCATTTGAAGGGGTGATGGTTGTAAAGAGGTCTGACGCAGAATGCCGAGCCAACGCCCGCCTGATCGCTGCAACCCCTGAACTGCTGGAGGCATTGCGCCGGGCCCTCAACGCCCTTGAAGAAATAGGCAAAGAAATGACAGTAGGCGAACGTTACACCAATGCAGGTCAATACCTTTTGGATGCTCTGAATCCGGCCCGAGAAGCCATCGCCAAGGCAACCTCATAAGCACCCCCAGGGCATCATTTCAGATGATTTGATGCTTTGGGTACTCCTCGAAAGAGGGCCATCACGAAGGTGGATTGGAATACTGCACACGCCTTGAGGCGCTTGGCACAAGTCCACCCCCCGCGATGGTGCAGCAAATATCTCATGCTCAGGGGCCCCTGAGGCATGACGCCTACTAACTGCATAGCTTGCAGGACCGCCGACTACGGACCGGCCACCATCCCCTATTCATAGATGTAGCCAACCCTGGCCAATCTATTCACAAACACACACTGAGGTGACTCATGCCCAGTTGGACTGATGATGCGGCCGCCTGGCTGAAAGAGCAGATCAAAGCACACCCAGAAATGTCGAAGCAGGAGCTTCGCAGGTGGTGCAGCAAGAACTACCCATATTCGCAGCGCAAAGGCTGGGCCTACAAAGCGTGGCTCAAGGCGCTGCGAGCCTACTTTCAGCCCCAGTCGGTAAAACCAAAGCGCAAGGGCGTTTTGGAGCCGTCAGCGGATGAACTTGAGAAGGCTGGCCAACGCCGGCTGATTGATTGAACACACTCCAGCACTACCACGCTGGATTTGCCGCCTTCGGGCGGTTTTTTACATCTGGAGCAACCATGAGTGACTTGTCCAACATGGAACGCTTGGCAGAGGCCCAGCATCGGCATGACGCACGAGGTGAGCCGGACAGCTACTGGCGCCTCCAACCACCGCCCAGCGCACAGGAAGAAGTCGAGTGCCTGCAGGGCAAGCTCTACGCCCTGATGGCTACCTGCCTCAGTGAGGCCAGAAAGTTCGACCAGCTCACCCCTGGCGGCGGGGATGCGCTGCGCAGGGCCTGCGACCGGGCCGAGGAGTAATCGCCATGCTCCAAGAACACACGAATGCCGCGTACCTGCGCGCACTGGCAGACGGCTACCGCATCGGCGCAAAGCGCCCAGGTGACGAAGACTTTGAGCCGCTCACCTGCACATCAACTACAGCCTTCCATGCCCTGCTTCTGCCCACTTCTGGCCCGCTGAGCGCATGGGAATTCAAGATCGAGGGGATTGAAGATGACGAGTGAGAACCCTAAAGCACCCGTGTACTACATGGATGTGTATGACAACCTTGTAAGCGCGCCGAGAGAGCTTGTGCCAATGCACGGCGTGTCTCTGACCAATACGCCAGTCGCTTTCGATAACGCGCGCTTGCTGATGGATGCGCTCAACACACGCCACCGGTGCGGCCTGAGCCCTCGGGAGCTGCTGGAGTGGTATCGGAATCTTCAAACCGCGATCTCCGACTACCTAGAGCGCCAGGATGACCTCGACAACATGGAACATCACGGCATCAATGTAGAGCCGCACGACACGCTCATGCGCCGCCGCAACTATGCGAGGGATGACCTGGATGCCGCTCTCGCCAAATTGTCGTTAGCGGAAGCTAAGCCTCAACTCTTAAGCAGAGCTGATGAGTTGGCAAAGCACCTGCGAGATGCGCACGCGCTCATCGAAAACACCGAAGCCTTTGGACATACGGCTGGCTTCGGAATCCTCGAATGCGGAGGGTGTAGCTGGAATATTGATGAATCTAAAGCCGCTCTCGCCAAACACAAGGAGATTTGAGATGGAAGAAATCAACACAGGCGGCCCAGCATTCGGCCAGGTAGTCGAATTGCGATGCGTGCGAGTTGACCCATGCGGCGCCGAAGAATACGAGCCAGCATTGGCACAAGGCGGCATGACCATGCGTGACTACTTTGCCAGCAAAGCACTGCAGGGCCTTTGTGGGAGCAAGGCCTACGCAGAGGCGCCATACGAGGTGATTGCTCGTGAGGCTTACCAAGCCGCCGACGCCATGCTCAAAGCCCGGGAGGCCAAATGAAGCGCTACTCCATCTCGATCAACGACACCAAGCACGAAGGCCTGTTCGCCGACGACTGGCAGGCCTGGAGCTTCGTTCTCTCCCAAGACGACGGCAGTCCAATGAAAGTGAGGGTTTTGCAGCTATGACCACCACCCCCATGCTGACCATGCCAACCCGAGCACTGTGCCCCGAGCGAGGCCAGAAGAAGAGCCGCTACGTGCCGGCCCTAAAGACCGACATCCGCAAGACCTTTACTAAGTACCGGCGCCTACAAGCGCTGCAGGAGAAGAAATAGTGCCACCCATCAAGTACATCCACCACGCCCCCAAGCCGCTCTTTGTAGCGGCTTTTCTTTTGCTCGCGCTCTGCCTGGGCGCTGTGGCTAGCTGAGGAGGCATATGAGCAACATCGTCGTAAGCAACGCCCAGACCCTGGCGCAAGCGCTGAGCATTCAAGGTGACCCGCAAGAGCTGGTAGCCACCCTCAAGGCAACAGCCTTTAAAGGCCAAGTATCTGACGCGCAGATGGCTGCCCTCTTGGTGGTAGCCAACCAGTACGGCCTCAATCCCTGGACCAAGGAAATCTACGCCTTCCCGGACCGAAACAACGGCATCGTGCCAGTGGTCGGCGTGGACGGCTGGAGCCGGATCATCAACAGCAACCCGCAGTTCGATGGGATGGACTTTGCGCAGGATGATGAATCCTGTACTTGCATCATCTACCGCAAGGACCGCTCCCACCCCATCAAGGTCACGGAGTGGCTGAGCGAGTGCAAGCGCTCCGGACAAGGACCATGGCAGTCCCATCCGAAGCGCATGCTGCGCCACAAGGCGATGATCCAGTGCGCTCGCCTGGCCTTTGGCTACACCGGCATCTATGACCAGGACGAGGCCGAGCGCATCAATGAAGTGCCAGCGCCCACTACCCCGGCCCCAGAGGCCCCGCAGCATTTGCTGGACCAGGCAGAAGAAGCGGCGAATGCTGGAACTGAGGCCTACAAGGTCTACTGGCAATCCACAGCAACGCCCGATGAGCGCAAGCTTTTGGCCAAGCACCACTCAGCGTACAAAAAGATTGCCGAGTCAGTGGACCGTGAGCGAACGGTGACCGATGTGCAAGCAAAGGAGGTGACCGATGCTGACGATAACAGCGGCACAGCAAACGCCTGAATGGTACGAGGCCCGAATTGGCAAGGCCACTGGCAGCCGATTCGCTGATGTCCTGGCCGGGGGCAAGGGCCTGACCAGAAAGGCCTACGCCACCCAGCTAGCCCTGGAAATCATCTCAGGGAAGGCGGCCGAGACGTACACCAGCCAGGACATGGAAATCGGCACGGAGCGCGAGCCAATCGCCCGCGCCGAGTACGAAGCCCTGACAGGCAACTTCGTAGAGGAAGTGGGCTTCTGCCTGCACGACACCCTCCCCGCCGGAGTCTCGCCTGATGGCCTGATTGACGAGGATGGTGGTGTGGAAATCAAGTGCCCAAAGGCCAAGACCCACGCCGAGTACCTAGAGCTGACCCGCGAGCCCTCAGCCTACACCGCCCAGATTCAGGGGTGTATGTGGGTCACAGGCCGCCAATGGTGGGACTTTGTCAGCTACCACCCCGACTTCCCAGAGAACGCACGGTTGATTGTTCGACGCATCCCAAGGGATGAAGCGTTCATTGAGAAGCTTCAACGCGCCATTGAGGAATTTTCCCAAGAGGTGCATCGAACAGTCGACCTGATCCGCAACTACAAGAACGCGGCATAACCAACACCCTCCGGGAAGGCCGGAGGGACGAAAGGCAACTATGGCATCCGTCAACAAAGTCATCATCGTAGGCAACCTGGGCCGCGACCCTGAAATACGCACCTTTCCCTCGGGCGACCAGGTGGCCAACGTCACAATTGCCACCACTGACCGTTGGCGAGACAAGAACAGCGGCGAGAACAAGGAAGCCACTGAGTGGCACCGCGTCGTGTTCAATGGCCGTCTGGCTGAAATCGTCGGCCAGTACCTGCGCAAGGGCAGCCAGGTCTATGTGGAAGGCAGCCTGCGCACCCGCAAGTGGACCGACCAGGCCACCGGCCAGGAGCGATATGCCACCGAGATTCGCGCCGACAGCATGCAGATGCTGGGCCAGCGCGGCGAATCGGGGCAAAGCGGCTACGAGGGCTATGGTCAATCGGAGCATCAAGCCGCACCAGCCCCGCGCCAGGCCCAGCGTCCCGCCCCACCACCACGGCAGCAGTTCGAGCACGACGGCAAGAACTCACCAAACGAAGGCCGTCCACGCGCCCCTGGCGGCTTTGACGACATGGACGACGATATTCCTTTCGCCGACCCCATGCGCCGCAGCCTCCGTCTGTATCCAGTGATCTAACCCAGGACCGCCCAAGAGGCGGTTTTTCTATGAAGAAACAATTCACACCAGAGATGGAGAAGCAGCTCATCAAGATGCGCAAGATGGGCTGGACTGCTCAGAAGGTGGCTGATGCTCTTGGGATTGCCAAGTCCACGGCTGCCGGCCGCATGGCGTTACTGCCAAAGCCGTGCGGGCGGGACAAGCTGGACGAGCACATAACTCGAAGCTCCATCGTCTTCAAGCCCCAGGCCAAGATCGTCATGCCCGCTGGCATCAAGATCCAACGCCCCATCAGCGTGCTTCACGACAAAGCGCCAATCTGCAACGCCACTGTGTTCGGCAAGTACGAAGGCACTGAGCTGGCATACCGGAGATAGCCATGGAAGTGATGATGAACCGGGAGCAGCGCCGGGCAGCTAGGCGTGCAAAGCCGCCGCGCCGTGGGGCTGGGCATATCCAGATGCCAGTCAACATGCGCTTCAGCGCAGAAGAAGAGACCTGGATGATGCTGATCCCTACCCAGGGAGCGAACCAGTTCCTGGACGGGACCGCTGACCGCGATGTCTGGCATTCAGTCATGGGCCGCATCAACTTTGCCATCATCCTAGGCGACAACCATTTTGGGTCTCCGGGCGACGAAGGCTCCGAGGCTCTGCAGGCGGCTAGGCTGGTCATGAGGGCTGTGAAAGAGCATGGAGACGCCACCGGCTCATGGTCGATGACAAATGAGCAGCACGGTGTTGTCATGACCGCCCTGACCTTGGCCAACCAGATGCAAAAGATGTGCACGCGCCGGGAGCTGCGCGACGCCATGACCGACATGATGGGACAGCTTGAGTACAACAAGCAATCTGACGCCATCAAGGACAAGCTCGACGCCGGCCAGATTCCTGGCTAACCACCGCCCCCAGTGGGCCCTATTCACAGCCCGCCCTGAGCGGGCATTTCCATTTCTGGAGCCCAACATGGCTGAAAACAACTCTTCCGCTCCCCTCAAGACTGCCGAGGGGGCTTATCCTGCGCTGCCTGCGCCTGTCTCGGAGCAGTTTCAAGGCAACGACGATGGCTGGTATGGATTCATGGACGCGCGACACGAGCAAGCGACCATGAGGTCCAGGGAATGGCCCATTAGAGAACTGTTCACAGCTGAGCAGATGCGCGCCTACGCGGCCCAGGCAGTGGCAGCACAGGCGCCCACTGGCAACTGGATCAATGCCGATGATGTGTCCCGCTTGGCGCGCGATCTGGATGTTGCGCTTCATGGCGAAGATGGAGCGGCGTCACAGGCTTCGCTGTGTGATGTCGTCGGCCTGGTAAAGGAAGCTGCTCAGCAGCTGGGGCGCCCCATTCTGGCAGCACAGGCAGCGCCCGCAGCAGTGGCTGTGCCTGAAATCACTGATGCGATGGTAGATGCGTACCTTGCTGAGCAGCGCCGCACTGTCGAGGAGGCTGATCGCTTTGGCCGCTCGAACATCGGCGGACTGCACACCAACACCGTGCGTGACGCGTGCCGTAACGGATTGCGCGCCGCACTCGCCACCCCAGCCCTTCCAGCTACCGAGCCAGCGCGCGCAGCGGTGGGCTTGACCGATGCCTTGCGCGACTTGATTGAGGCAATCGAGTACACGCCGCTCGGAATTCGACAAATCAAAGCACTTGAGCGCGCCCGAGCAGCCATCAAGACCGAAGGAGAAATTCCAGCTACTGAGGATTCCTCGGCAGGTGACCTGTCCGCGCCAACCGACGCTGAAATCATCGCGCTCAATGACGGCGAGCGTTTCTTCAGCACCTCAGAAAGCCGATTCGGCAAAGAGGTGAACCCGCACACTCAGTACCACACGGGCGAACCTGGATACCTGCAGTTTGCCCGCGCAGTGCTTGCGCGCTGGGGGTCAGCAACCCAGGCCCAGGCAGAGGTGCAGGCCGAGCCGGTGGCGGAAGTGGCATTGACCGTGAAGCCGCCAAATGCCTCTGATGCGTGGCTCCCTCATAAGATCATTTATGCCTCGTTGACATGGCTCGACGCTAACCCTGTAGGGACCAAGCTCTACGCAGCACCCCAGGCCCAGCCTGCTTTCCAGCAGCGAGTGCAGCCCTGGATGATGGAATGCTTTGGCCCTGAAATCTCAGCCGATCGCATCGAGCGCAATCACCGCTTTCTAGAGGAGGCGCTGGAACTGGTGCAGGCCACCGGCTGCACGCAGAGCGAAGCGCATCAGCTGGTGGACTATGTGTTTGGCCGTCCAGTGGGTGAGCCAGCGCAGGAGGTGGGTGGTGTGATGGTCACACTCGCCGCGCTGTGCCTGGCCAATGGCCTGGACATGCACCAGGCGGGCGAAACGGAGCTGGCCCGCGTATGGATAAAGGTGGAAGCCATCCGTGCGAAGCAGGCAGCGAAGCCAAAGCACTCCCCGTTGCCCCAGGCCCAGCCCGCTGATGCGTGGGCTCATCCTACTGGACGGCTCTACACCTACGCAAAACAACCAAACAACCAGGATGCCTGGCGAATTGGTGAAGCGTGTCATGCGGCCCAACCCGGCGGTGATCCCATCGACCAAGGGCTATCTCTGCTGCAGAAGCTCCAGGATAAGGGCTATGGGATCTTCACCATCGACGCCGCCATGGCTGCAGCCCAGGAAGGCGGCAATGCCGCAAAGGAGGCGTGATGGGGCTATCCGCACACCAAAGCGCCCGCATGAAGAACGACGAATGGCTGACCCCACCAGAAATTCTCCATGCGCTCGGCCATTTCGACCTTGATCCTTGCGCACCAGCTGACAACCGACGGCCCTGGAATACCGCCGCGCATCACTACAGCGTCAACGATGACGGCCTCTCCCAGCCTTGGCATGGCCGCGTCTGGTGCAACCCGCCGTTTGGCAAGGAAGCTGTGAAGTGGCTGCGCAAGCTGGCCGCGCATGGAAACGGTGTTGGTCTTATCCCTGCACGCACTGAAACCGCCATGTTCTATGAATGCGTCTGGGGATTGGCTGATGCCGTCTGCTTCATCAAGGGGCGGCCTCATTTCCACTACGTTGACGGAACGCGAGCAGCCGCTAACAGTGGCGCGCCAATCTGCCTGATCGCCTACGGCGCTGAAAACGTGCAGGCGCTTCGCAGCGCCAAGCTCGGGATGGTGCTGGAGATACAACAACAGGGGAAGGTTCTGTGATGGAGCAAACAAGAGCCAGCTCCTTCGTGGAAGCGTGCATCAACACCGCAATCGGCTTCGCCACTACCCTGGTGCTGGCACCGATTGTGTATCCACTTTTCGGCCATTCGTTTACTTTGGCGCAGAACCTAGGAATCACAGCCATTTTCACCGTCGTGAGCATCATGCGCGGCTACGCCGTGCGGCGATGGTTTAACGCTCGAATCAAGCGCTTTGCAGCACTCATCACCCAGGCCGAGCCCGCCCCCAAGGAAGCACCATGAGCTTTAAGAAAGTCCTCGATAGACAACGCCGCATTGCAATCGACTACCCCTGCCAATTTGCGGAGCAGTGCGCCGATGGACGCTACATGTTTACCGTCAACGCAGCACAAGGCATCACCTGCGGCGTGAATCTGACAGTGAATATTGGCGAGGAATGAGTGGCCTTCTTCATGGGGCGTGCCCTCTGGATGGTCAGCGTTTCCGTCAACGGAATCCCCCGCATGGCATGGGATTCAGAAATTGAGCGCATTGCTTTGCGTGTCGCTTCCCGCGCGCTGGACGGCTGCGGCATCCCTAGCGATGACCGCTGGTCACATGGCACGCTCACCACAATTCTTCGCCGACAGTGTTCGCCTGCCGAAAGGCGGCGCGTTCCTGAACCTTATCTACCCCAGGCTTTTACCTGCGAGAGAAATTGACATGATCGACAAAACAGACGCTGCCGTCGCAACGCTGGAGCACCTTGGCTACACCCATGAGGGCGGCAGTCTCTGGAAGCCGCCGCTAGGAAACCGCCCGACTTCAATCTGTTGGACACCTTGCACGCGCGCATCGCTTCCCTGGAGGCCCAGCTATCAGCGCGGCAGGCTGCGCCGGAGGGGTGGCGCCTTGTGCCCGTGGATTTTGTGCGCGGCTTCGGCAACCTGGCTCATAACTACTCGCTGCAGGCGATTGCGCCGGATTACTACTGGGGTAATGAGCGCTCTGCATTCACTGACGCGTACGCACGCTGCGGCCATGACCTGGCAGAGCTAAAGGCGCTGCTCTCAGCCGCCCCTCCCCCACCTGAGCGGGAGCCGCTGACCGAGCAAGAAATTCTAGATGCGGTGTCTAGCCTTTACGCTCATCCAACGCTTCGCTCAATGGGTGCTGCCGATGACATAGCGACAGCCCGTGCCATAGAGCGCGCACACGGAATAGGAGCCACCAATGATTGACCGAGACACTGTGATAGCTCACCTGATAGACGCTGGAGTCATCGAAGAAGATGGCTGCGGCCTATTCTTGTGTGCTGGGTTGTCATCTGAGGTGATTGATGCCGCATTGGCTATCGCCCAGAAAGCCGTCGACGGCCAAAAGCAGACCCGCCGCGAAACCGAGGCCATGGCCGAATGCATGGACATGGTTCGCCAAGACCTGATCACTGCCGGCGTGGTGGGTAGCTCTGTTCCGCCAATGATGCTTGCAGAGGCCGTGATTGCCGCGCAGCACAAGGCGGTGCTGGCAGAGCGCGAGGCGTGTGCCCGAATCAACGCCGAGAAGTCTGATCGACTCGGACAAGAGGCGGAGGAAGCGCTAGAAGAAGGCGATCTTGACACATGCACATCGAACCGGGCAGCAGCGCATCTGCTGTCAGTTTGCGCAGCACGCATCCGCGCTCGCGGCACTGGAGGTGAGGGATGAACGACGCCGTATTTCTCATGCTGTGGCTCTGCCCGGCATTCATATCTCTGTGCGTGGCGTTTGGCGCCATTAAGGACGATGAGCCAGTCTATGGCGTGATCTTTATTGCCGTAGCCATCATCCCCTTTGCGGCCATGATTGGCCTCGTAGTGGCTTTCATCTATGGATGCTTCTGGGGCGCCATCAAAATCGTTGAAAAGTCATGGAGGCGATAAATGACCATCGAAGTCCTGACCAAGTTCAACCCGTTCGCCATGGTCGCGCCAAAGAATAGAGCAGACATCAACACCCTGCTGGATGAGGCGCTCTATGAGCTGGCCAACATCAACGCGCACCTGGACGAAGCATTCCCTGATTTAGGAGCCACCAATGACAACCCTTGACCCAAGCCGTGAGGCGTTTGAATCTCTCCTATCACGGGCCCGCCAATTACCGGAAGCAGCAAAAGAGCGCTGGAAAGACGGATCCTACCGCTTCAAGTTCATCGAAGATGCTTGGCAAGAGTTCTATTCCGGATGGACGGCGCCCGCAGCCCCAAAGCAGGAAGGAAGCACATGAAGAAGAACGTGCTCTCGCTTTCCATCCAGGCGATGTTTGGTGGGTTCTGGGACAGCCAGGGCTATTGGATACACACGCTGCAGCGCAGTACGCTTGGTACGCCGATCAAGGTTCGGTTCCGAGTGCCGCCCAACCCAGAAGACACCTTGGACTTTCGCGTGTTTCTGAGCCCATTCGCCCCAGGAGCCACCTATGCATCTATCTAAACGAGCCCGCGCCCTACGAGAGCGGCGCGACAGATTCCGCGAACAAGACGAACCCCAACCCCGCAACTGCGGGGTTCTTCATTTTGGAGAACGATATGAAAGTTGAAGCGCAAATCACCCACGAATTTGACGTGGCAGCCATCAAGGTTTCGGCAGAGGTCCGTTACTGGGAAGATGCTCAAGTTGGCAACGCTGTAGATGTGGATGGATCAAAAATCCCTCTTCGCAATGGCGATTGCTGGGAGCCAGTCATCGACCTGGAAGCGGGAAGAATCCGCAACTGGCCAGATGGTGTAGTGGCATCTGTCCATTACAAGGTCTGTGATGCAGGGGTCTACGAGCTGCTGGACGCGCAAGACCGGACGATAGCAGTTCGAGATGGCTACGTACCCGACATCCTTTCGCCTGCCGAGTCTGGCTATGGCGACTACATCATCTTGAATATCGGTGGCGATGGTGTGCTTGCCGAATGGCGCCCCGACATCGAGCCAGAAGAATGGAAATGGCAAGTTCCAAGCATCGACTGAACCACCCGAGCCCCGCCAATGAGCGGGGTGATTTTTTGGAGGAATGGATATGGCTGAATTTCTGACGAATCAGGAACGACGCGAATTAACCGGCTATTCCTGGAGAGACAAGCAAGCCGATTGGCTTCGATCCAAGGGATTGCCATTCAAGACTGATGGGTCTAGATTGATTGTCCTGCGCACCCATGTTCATCAGTGGCTGGCCGGGAAGAAATTTTCAGGCGGCGGAGGCGTGAATCTTGGCGCTATCAAATAAGGAGGTGCTATGCCCAAACTTGTGAAATACCCTAGATTGCGCACCCACACGCGCAAAAACAAGAATGGGCGAGTGCGTGTCTATTACTTTTTCAATATGCAATCCGAGGGAGAGAAAGATATTCCTCTTGGTTCGGACTATGACATCGCGCTGAAAAAGTGGAAGGAGCTGACGGAAACTGGCGAACTTAAAACAGGCTTGATAGGGCAGGCGCTGGCCAGGTGGACGCTGGACGAATTGCCTAAATATGAGAGCAAGGAAACGATACGCGGCTATAAAAAAAGCCTGAAACAACTGGAGCCAGTCTTTGGTGAAGCGCAATGGGAAGATGTGGATTTGCCTACCCTCCGGCAATACCTAGACCTTAGAACAGCTAAAACCCAAGGCAACCGAGAAATGTCTCTACTCTCTATTGTTTGGCACAAGGCGCTTCTATGGGGCATGACTAAGCTCCCATGGCCGGCAGAAGGCGTGAGGAATTGGAAGAACGAGGAGAATGCTCGGGAGTTTGAAGTCACGCCGGAACTATTCAACGCCGTTTACAAGATGGGGGATCAGACTCTGCGTGACTGCATGGACATTGCTTCAGCAACCGCATTGCGACTGACGGATGCGCGCAATATCCGTTTGCCAGTGAATGGCATCTTGCATCACAGAACCAGCAAAACAGGAAAGCGGCTGGAGTTTGTTGTTGCTGAGTCCCCCGTGTTGGCCGCCATTGTGGAGAGGCGCATGGCTAACCCCTCATCGTGTGTCATGTTGCTTTCAACCCCATCAGGCGCCGCAGTGTCAGGGCGAATGCTTCGGGACAGATGGGATGCCGCAAGAGAGGCCGCTGCCTACAGGGCCGAAAAAACAAACAACCCGGAACTAGCCGCACTGATCCGGGAGATGTACTTGCGCGATATGCGGAGCTTTGCAAGCGACCTGGCGGGAAGCGTTGACGATGCATCCAAACTGCTGCAACACAGCAGCAAACGCATCACGGAGCGCCACTACCGAACCAAGCCAGAGCGCCTAAAAACGGTCAGATAAGCGTTCCACATAAACCATTGGCATACAGCTAGAAAATTCTAGTTTTTGTGGAACGAATATGACCGCCAAGCCGCATGGATACTGGAAGCGTTAGGGGACTCAAAATCCCCCGCCGCAAGGCGTGCCGGTTCGATTCCGGCCCCGGGCACCACACTCAAAGCCGTTAAGTTTAAACAACTTAGCGGCTTTTTCTTTGTCTTGAGTGGCGTGCTTCATGGCTAGGCGTTCGCGGTTGAATCCGATTGCGTTTGTTTAAAAACTATAGCAGCCGACATTCTAACCAGTGGGCAAGCCCCTTGTTATGTTGGTGTTGGGGTGCGGGCAGCCGCAGCCTTGACACGGCACCAACGGGACCCGCTCTTCCCCCTCCGAATCAGTGTGGTCATCGATCTTTGCACCCCCGCAACGCAAAAAAAAGAGCCTCCCCGGCAGCCGATGGCGCCGGAGAGGCTCTTTGCATGGGGGATCAAGGGGCAGCGCAGGCTTTGTCGGTATCGTCGCCTCCCAGCCGGCGCTCCGTATTGACCTGACTGCACAGTGCAGCTACTTCTGCGTCACGTTGCCTAAGATGGCCTCCGAGTTCTGCGACCACGCCGAGGCCTTGTGCAAGCTGTCGGTCGAGGGCTGCGGCTTTATCTGCAAGATCGCTGCGGGCAGCGGCGTCGGCCTGGGCTTGCGCACGATAAGTGGCAGCTCTGCTGTCGGTGTCGCGGTGCAGGCGCTCAGCGCGGGCAAGCTCAGCGCGCACATCCACATCAATGCCAGTCTTGAAGGCTGCCAGCTGGTCAGCGTTGTAAATCGTGTCTTGGGCATGTTTGCTCTCCAGTTGGGCGGTATGGGCCTCGTCTTTGCGTGCAGCCTCGGCCCGCGCCGCCAGCGCTCGCATATGGTCTGCACGCAGCTCGGCAATGCGGGTGCTCGTCTGCCAGCCTTTGACGACCCAGCCCGTCGAAAAGGCCAGCGTGGCCATGATGGCCGCCAGCACCAGCTTGATCTGCAGGGTCATAAGCCCTCCTCGCAAATCTCGCCGTTGGCATTGCCGCGGCTTTGCAGGCCGGGCAGCACTACAGACACTCCATGGACCGTGCCTCGGTTCCAGCGCAGGTTTTCTCGGCAGGCACCGACCACATCACCGGCATTGGCCTTGCGCAGCAAGGTCGATCCCGCCAACGCGGCCTCGCCCTTGTTGTGGATGAAGTCGATAAACACCGCTTGCTGCAACACCGTGTAGCGGTCCCAAAAACGAAAAAGCCGCTTTGCAGCGGCTTCTGATGCCAGGTAGCGGGCTTTTTCAAGCCCGTAGCAGTCTGCCGGTGAGTAATAGCGCCCGGCTACCACTGCGGAGCCGGTGATGCCATTGCAAACCGTCAGCGGCGCCCCCTTGCCCAGCCGGTCCACATACGGCTTGCCGATATGGCGGTAACTGCTTTCATAAAAGCTGCCCATGACCAGAGCGATCTTGGCGGCATCGGAAGTGCCAGCGTCGGCCGCCACGGCCTGGATATAGGGGCTTTGCGCAGCCATGGTCTGGGCGGCCACTTGGTCGCGCTCAGCCACCATATAGCCGCCCCCACCTGCCAGCAGCACAGCCAAGGCCATCAAGCCGGTGCGCAGCGCATGGGGCACCCGGCTCATGGCTCCATCCTTGGTGTGTCACTCAGATGCTGGTAATCGTCGAGGGTCATGGTCACCAAGGGCTTGCGCGGCGCCAGCCACCCCCAGCGCTCGAAAGCCGGGCGCCAGAGCTTTTTCCAGAACCACTCGCAGATCAACAGCGAGGTGTAGAGTGCCGCCACGATCGAGGCGATCGCGCCCCAGGGTATGGCATTGACCCAGTGCCAGGTCTGGGCACTGGTGTTGACAGTGGCGGCCTGAACCAGCTTGTCCGCCATGTCCGTTTGTGCTGCGGTGGCCAACGTGACCGCACTGGTCGCCTTGGCCATCGGCATGCTGATGTCTGTGCTCTGCATCAGGCCTCCTAGAAATAAAAAGACCCGCCGAAGCGGGTCATGGATTGTGCAGCCAGGTCAAACGCGCTTTGCCGCGCGGTCAATAGCTGCAATCAAGCGGGCCGTCAATCGGTCCGTCGCGTTCTGGCTGCGATGGATATGGTCGTCCTGCAAGTCCCCTTCGCCTTGGGGCTCCTCGTCCCAATCAGCATAGATAACACCCTGCGCTTCCGCGACATCGCGCATCACTTGCTGAAAGGCCAGTAGATTGGCATCTTGCCCAGGGTCGTAGTAGCCACTGGGGATGGGCACAAGGCCGGTGAACACCGGAACGGCGCCCGCACTGCGAATGACCGCCAGCGCATCCAACAGTTGCTGCCGGTAGGCCTCCGGCGACAGATAGCCGTAGGAGTCGTTCAGGCCCAGACCAAGCACTATCACCTGTGCCTGGTGCAGGGCATCTTTGAATGCGGGCTGCGGACCTGCGGGATACATATCGGGTGGCGCACCAGGAAATGGCGCCTGGTAACCCTGCATGAAGTCCGCCATCCGCAGACCACAGGCATTGCGGTCCGTCAGCGTCCATCGAGGGCGCTGTGCGCGCATCTGCATTGCTGGCGTGCTGTCGCAGCCCCAGCCAAACAAAATACTGTCCCCGTTCAGTTCTACCGACAAGGGACAGCAACGAACGCAAAATTTGCGAAGGATTTTGCAGAGGAGTTCTTTGACTTTCATGGGTATCCTACAGGGATGTGATGTTACTAAATGCAGTGAGAGCACAGTAGCTCGGTTGGCCAGCATGATTACAATCAGTGCAGTGATCACCTAGATGCACAGCTCTGCATCTCAAGGCGTATAAACATAATTCGAATTTCTTCGACTACGTCGACAACCAATGCATTTAGACTGATCATGGATATACCAATAATACTCACTGAGATATCACAATGCATTTGCAGCCGATTCAACGTAAATTTGCCTTACAGAACATGCCAATGCAGATATCTAGACCTCACCATTGGCATGATACAAAAATGCAAATGCTGCGCACACTGAATTGCACCTAGAAAAACGACCCAAATCTAATATGCTAAGCTAATCCGCTTGAACAAATTACATTGCTATTATCAATTCTTTAATAGTATTCAACCAATTGCCATGCCACAGCAACTGGCGTCATCCCCGTCCCTCCAGTTTCTCGAGTAATTTGAATTTGGGTAGCACTGATCAATTCCACGCGAGGCAGTGAAGCAGCAGGCGCGGCAACGCTATTCCCTCCTTGACTCCAGCCAGTAATGATCAGCACAGACTTTGCAGGATTGACTGCAGCGACCGCTCCAATAGTAATCCTGGCATCACTGAGAGAAGTCATTACACCTCTCTGCACACTTTTGACGCCACCCGACAATAATGAGTTGAGACTAGCCATAATTCTTTATCCTTAACCCAAAGTCCAAGCGTCTTCCCAGATGTATTCCAGGGTAACAAAAGGGATTCGGCTGTTGTCAAAAATGACATTTTCCGCAATATTGTTAATGGTGACATTGGCACGCGGCCGCGTCAGTGTAAAAATGCCGTTACCCCAGGTTCCGTGCAGGTTATGCAACCTGATTCTGGTTCCAATTGCAGGGCGATCCGGTAGTGGCCGCGAGTAAGCAACTACCGTGTAGAGTGAGTAGCTGGTACTGGCATTAAGCACATGCCCATTTTTATCCGCAGCAGAATGCTCCGTTATCCACATATCTAGATCGCGGAGTGTGACGCTGCCCTGCTTGCCATTGACTTGGTTGACCACACTGTCGGTAATTCCGTATCCAGCCAGTGTTGTGGCCGCCTCTGCCAAGCCAGCCACAACGCCTGTTCGCCCATTGACGGACGCAACTGGCCCTACCTTGATGGCTTCGAGTGCTTCGCTCACATCATTGACTGCGTGGTCAACAGCAATGCGGCTGGCATTGGCATCGCTAGCGGATTGCTCCGCAGCAGCTGCAGCTGCCTGCGCCTCTTGTGCTTTGGTCTGTGCCCATTCGGCATTGGTATTGACCTGCCCAAGTGTGGTATTAAACGCCACCCGCTGCGGCTCATAAGAAGCCGCCAGCGCAAAGGCCTTGGTGCTGAAGCTGACACGGTCATCCGTGGGCTGCGGCGCCGGGGGATAAGCGGGAATGGGGGTTGGAACGACTAAAGGCATCACACCTCCTCAAGTTGAATTGCAAACATCGAGTAGTCGTGGTACTCGATCGCGACGGACCAATCCTTGGCGATCCCGAACACGTTCAAGGCCTCAATGTCTTGAGAGCCGAGAAACAGGATGGGCTTG